AATAGCATCTCCTGCTGGCTTACCAAAGTATTTTGCTGGGTCTTTTAAACATAACAGTTTATATACTATATATGCACAGGATACTGTAGATACAAAGTCTTTCCCAGATCCCTTGCCAAGTTGCAGAATAATCTCATTCTTAGTATATTTATCAAAGTATCTTATGCCTTCTTCTTCCCCCATGATATCAATGAGATCTTCTTTGCGATATATCTGACTCATTGCTTCTACAATATCGTACTGAATATCAGAAAGTGGAGGCTGGCCTAAGTATTTTTCGCCCTCAACAAATGTTCTTGCATTTACAGGTGTCTCTTGAAAATGGTTATCTTTAAGCACTTCAAGAAAATCATTGAATGTCGTGGACAACCGTAATCACCTCGTTGTCTTTTGCAAACGAAGAGAGTCTACGCATTATCTCATCACGAACCTGTGGATACTCAGATGCAATATCTTTTAATATTAAAACAAGAACCTCTTGGCGTCGCTCAATCTCCATCATTTCTTCAGCAAGTTCTTTGTTCTCAAGTAAACCAGCCTTTTGTAGCATGTCAATACGTTTAGACTCTATGTCCATTACAAGTTTGATGGCTGCAGTCTTTGCGCTAAGATTATTAACCATAGAGGCCTCATCAATAACTTCGTATGTACGAGAAACTAACTTGCTATAATGTGTATCGGCAGCAGCAAGTGCTTCTTTGGCACGGGCACGGATAGCATCATTAGCAGATGCCATAACCTTCCATTCGTTGATTAATGTCACGACTCTTTGTCTTGGAATATCAAGTTGTTTTGATATTACGGTTGGGTCGTTACCCTTTAAATACTCCTCAACTACAAGGTTTACTTGGTCTAAATGTTTAACTAAATCATCTTCAGTTGACATGATTACCCTCCATAGAATAAATTTCAAACATTTTTTCTGCCCACTTTCCATGTAGCCCATGGCCTTCGTGCATTTTATCTCGTGCAGTTAAAAAATATTCATCTACCTTGTTATCTGCAGCATACTCTATTAATTGGTCAATAATATATACTGGGTCAATATCATAAAAAGACTTTAGTTCAAATTTTTTAAAAATTTCATTTGTTGGTCCAGCATAAGAAAAAATAAATAATTCAATATTATTTGTTTTGCAGTATGACTCTAGCATCATGACATAGTCATAGTAATTTACCCAGCGTGAATAACTTAAAACATCCTGTTCGTTACTCCATTCTTGATCGTGGTATATACTATTTGACAGAATATTAACCATATCTTTATGTAAATATGGGGTTTTTATATCTGAGTCAATACCTTGTACAGAATAAAATCTATGCATATCTGATAAATTTATAAAGATTACATTTGGATTTCCATAGTTATTAAAATATTTAAATAAGTTCGACACTATAAAAAAGATTCCAGTAGCAGGAACACCTAAGTTGTAGTATCCAGAAACTTTTTCATTTTCTGAAATTTTAGTATATAATTTATGAGCCCAGACTTCTTCTAGTTCTAAACCAATACCTTGTGTAACCGAGCATCCAGTAAATAAAATATGTTTTCCATTGTGTTCTTTTTTAAACTCGTCACATCTAAATAACAAATGGTTTTTTTCTTTATCGTACTGAGGAGTATCAATACTAAAACCAGAAAGTTTATTTTCAAATGGGTGCTTTACCATGTTTGAGTGAGGCTGTCTCACACTAGGTTTACGTTTTTCTTTTTCCCATTCACTTCTCGTTAACATTATTTAACTCCCTTGATATTTTTAATAATATTAAATAGCCAACAAGATCGTCTATATCGTTATCACCATAGAATTCTGTGCCTCTTGATATACGAGATAATTTATCATCAATTCTAATTTTTATTTGTTCTGTATTGTCTGCTTTTGAAAATATCCTAATTGGATCGATTGCAGAATCTCCATATGATTTATTTTTTGCAATAAGCATTTCTTTAATCTCATCGCAAACCTGACCAATTGTAAACTGTGTCTCAAAACTCATCTTCGTCCTCATCATTTAGGTCCCAGTCAAAACCTTTTGGAAAGTTTTTAAGAGCAACAATTGTGTATGTTAAACCAGCAGCAGCAAACAATGATGCTAACACAAAAAACATCTTAAGTTTTTTCATCGTCTTGACCTCCTCAATCCAAATTTAGCAAGGTATACATAGATAGTTTCCAATGAGCACCCACACTCCTTTGCAATTTCCTCTGGTGTTTTTTTATCCATAAGGTAGCGCTTACGCATAAAGGTTTCACTTGTATATAGTTTAGCAGCCATAGTGTTATTTGTCAACTCCAATTGCTTTCCCCCAGTTTTTTATAGCCCAATGTCCAATGCCACAAGCGTCTGCAACATCGTTATCAGTAATAGTTCTATCATAGATTGTATTAATAAATTTTATTGTTCTTTCTTTACGAAGCATACGCTCATGTGCTTTATAGTAAGACTCAGACTTTCCAGGTATTTGTGAACGAATAAACAATTGTTCATCCTTTGATATTTTTTTATTACCTATAAAATTTTGCCAAGTAATGGGAGAAACTTTTCCAATAACTTTTGTTCCTGATTGTCCTGCTGACCCAAGAATAGCGCCTTGAACCAGTGCGAGATCTGCTGCGGTCTTTGGGCTATTCATAAACACAGTGTGCTCAATTACAACTGCCTCAAACCCACCATAAATATCAAAGAATGCTTTTACCTTTTTACCAGCATCCATAACCTTTTCGTATACATTATTTCCTTCAAAATATATTTTTCCTACAGACTTAAGATCATCTCCAGAAAATAATGCAAAGGCAAGACTATTTGTGCTGGCATCAATAGAACAAATTGTGTTTGGCCTTAGTTCTAGGCCCCATTTATTCTTTACCATTCATGTACCCCTTAATATTTTTTATTGCTTTTGTTACATCTTTTGGGTTAACATTGCAAATAACACAAAGTTCTTCATCATTATAAATAGAAAGTTTTTCATTACAAGATTTGCACCTTCTATCCTTACCAATCCTATTTTTTCTTTTACCCATCATATAGCGAACAGCAATTTTTTCTTTTGTTGATCGTTCTCTACATTCTGAAGAACAATATATTTGATAGTTTATATCTGTTTCAAATTGTTTATCACACCATTGGCAAATTACCATCTATAGGCTCCATGGACTTTAGTTTAAAGTCTCCCTTACCAGCAGCATCACATGCCTTTTTAATTGGACAAGATTTGCAAATTTTTGAATTTGAGCGATAGTTCTTTTCAGGAAGGGTTCTGTCAACCCAAGCCTTACGAACTGATCTCATCCATTCAAACGTCTGGTCTACCCACCGACGATAATAATCATTTACTTCTACTGGAAGAATAAGCAACTCATGATTGTTTTTATTTTCATAAATAAGAACTGCTTTAGGCTTCTTGAGAATTTTCATATAGATAAGCAACTGGATTAAGTGACCAGTCTTTGGCTTCATGTGTGCCTTACGGTACTCAAAACCTTCGTTCATCATTGTTTTAATTTCACCAAGGAGTTCTTCTCCCTGCCAATTAACAATAACATCTCCATAACCAAAGATTGGTGGATCCTGGTTAGTAATTTTAAATTCTGAATCTACAAGAAAATCTGGCACATTACCCATTGCTTCTTGAATTCTTTCGTGAGACTTAGTTCCTGCAGTCATATTGGCTGCGCTATATGGTGTTGCATCATCTTCAAACATCTGTCCGTCAAAGGCAAGGTACCAGTATCTTGGACACTCTCCATGCCCATAGGCAATAGTTGATGGTGCAAAAGTTTTCTTTTGCGTTTGTTTGTCAATACGATTAACGGTATAGCCAGACTGAATTTTTTCAGTCAGCCCAGCAGCATCTACTGGATGTACTGGAGCCTTTTCTTGCTTAACCATAATTTGCTGTAATAAACTTTTTGTCATATTTTACTCGTTTCTATTACTATAAGTATAGCAGACTAGCGTGTAATATATTTGAGTGCCGACACTAAATTGTTGATAGATTCTGCAGCAGTGTAGTAGATATTCTTTTTACCACGATCTGATTTGTCAACATTAGCCATCCATGTGGCTTTAAAGGCCATTTTAGCAGCAATGGCTTGTAGTCTAACTATTTCAACCGTAGCAACATTTAAAGGTATGTCTGGTTTAAGAATGACCTTGGCAATAAAAGTTAAAGCCATTGTAAGTTCTTCGTCACCCATATAGTCTGCAATTTCTGACAATCCATTTATCATGTCTATCGTTGTATTGTTTTGTTCCATTTTATCCCATCGATTCTGTTGATATACCGTCTAAAATTCCGTCTTCATTCCATTTTTTAAATGCTGACTGCATATCCTGTCTTGATTGTAACTCATCTAAATATTTTTTTCTTTTGTCTTTATTTTTTTCTGGATCAATAGGATTATCTTCACCAGTAAAACGATAACTTGTTGTAGGGCAATAGTCCATGCTTATAATCTCACAAAACTCACCTTCTTTAAACTTACGCTTTGGTCGCCAATGTATTTGATTAACAGCACTAAAGACGATTGTTTGTCCGCCCTTCAGCGAATATTTTGTAAAATTATTGGTATCATCCCAGTTACTTACATACAGGTCCCAATCTATATTTGTGTTTGGACAGTAGTTAATAGTTATAAGATTTTCATCAGCATCTAGGTGTGGTGGTAAGGCTGGGGAGTTATCTCCATAACCATAGTTTATATTATAATCAATATAGTTCCAGTGACATAGGGCTATGTTTCCATTATAGAGTGGCTTTGCAATTTCATCTAAACGCTTTTCACAATCTTCTGGCATGTCAAATTCAATTAACATTCTTGCCATGTTGCGTGGGATCTTTGGCTGATATCGACTTTTAAATTCTGAATTACGAATATATCCATCTTCAATCTTATCGCCAATGAAGAAAGGCTCAATAAGTCTATTCTCTTCGATTCTTCTTCTTATCTCTGCATCTTGTTCAGCAGTAAATAGATTATCTATATAAAAGGGTAATGGCTTTGTGTAGTTTTCAAAACCAGTTAAATATTTATGAAGACCTGGAATATTATTCTGAGTCATCATTAGTAAAACCACCGTTTGCAAAGAACTGCTGCATATAAAAAGACGCCTTTTCATTTAGAGCCTTATTAATTTCTGGGTCTTTTGTTTCTGATTCTGGATCCACAAAATGAAAAAACACCATTTCAACAAATTCATTGTCTGCAAAGTTCTTTGGTTGTCTCCAATGGATTTGATCTGTTCCACTAAATGTAACCGCTTGATTATCTTTTAATGTAAAACTTTTATCTGGCTCAACAACAAGTGGCCATTCAACATTGGATTGTATTTGATAATCAAAAGTAAATCTAGGCTCTTTAAACGTCTCATCGTAGTGTGGGAAAAGAGATGGTCTGTAGTGAAACTTACCACAGTTACTTGTTACATTATTATATCTTGCATGACAGTACTCTGCCAACACAAGCCTATTATTTCCGCTTACAGATCTTGCAATATTTGTAACCTTTTCAATAATTGATTCTGGTAACTGAATAAAAGTATTTGCCTGTGCATGGTTTTTTATAAAAGAGCCACCACTATTATTTTGTACGGCTTTATAAATATCATTTATTTCTTGGCCAGTAAAAACATCTTCTATTATTGTATTTATTTCATCATGCTTCATGGTATCTCCTTTTGTAGTAGTTTAATCTTTATATAATTCTTCATTTGATTCAAGATTATAAAATTCAGAAAGAAATCTTGTTCTTTCTGATAAAATCATATCTTGATCTTTATCAAGAGGTACTGGGTCTATGTATTCTAAATGACAAAAAATCATATCTATTTTGTTTCCAGGAAGAATTTTTGTAATTTCCCTCCAATGAGTTTGCTGTGTTCCAGCAAAAACTAGTGCTTGATTGTCTTTTAAAAAATAACTTTTGTCTTCTACAACAAGGCCCCACTCTTGATCAGCGTGAACTTGAATATCAAACGTAATTCTTTGTTCTTCTCTCATGTCGCAATGTGGAAAAAGTTTACACTCATATCCGTAGGCTGGATCATATCTTGCAAAAGAATAATCCCCAACTAATCTAACCTTGCCAGCAAGAGATGTCTTTTCTACAGCCTTGTTAATCTTGTCTTCAATTTCTGGAAGTTTTACATGCCAGGCTCTATGCCCAGCCCACTTTTGTAGTTTTGTTTTGTCTTCTGGGGTATTGTTTACAATATCATAAATATAAGCAATATCTTTCTCGTCAAAAATATCATCAACGATCATAACCTCAAAGTCTTGATTAGATACCTTTTCTTGAGAGTTTACTAGTTTTTGATATTCCTCATAAGCCCTGCCTTTAATTGCTTGTTCCATAATTATATTATACCACTATCTGTTATTTGTTCTAATATTGACATTTCTATTATTGCAAGCCTAACCTTTGTGTTTCCTTCGCCAATCACAACAACTATGGCAGGATCTTTTCCATTCTTCATTGCATCTGTTGTTGCCTTTGCCCAAACCTCTTTGTTTAATGTAAAAGACTTTCCAACCTCTTTAAAATCTACAACAAAGTTTTTCCAGGAGGCGTCTCCTTTTTGAGTGTTACGACCAGAGTTCTTATGCTGCTTAGCCCCTATTCTTTTGGACTCACTCTTCTCTGTCATTGCCCTTCCATTTCTGCTTTCCAAATTTGACCGTGCTTAAATGTTTACTTGGACACATCCAGGTCATTGTCTTTGTTTCTGAATAAAGTCTTAGTGACCTTACTTCTACCTTGCATTCATGGCAAACAAACTTTCCATTATAAACAGTAAAATTAGCCATTTAGTTTTGTCTTGATAGATTCTTGCAAATCAAGATCCTCTCTAACACGATTAACAAACGCCTCTTTTCCTTGCACTTTTGATCCGTCAGGAAGTATATACCAAGCACCTGTTCGCTCTACAATACCATTTAGTTCAGCAGTAGTAACAAGATCGCCGATGGTGTCAAGACCAATATCATCACCTCTAAAATAAAAATCATACTCGCCAGACTGAAACCCTGGGGAGGTTTTTGAGAACTGTAGTTCCCATTTAATAGTTCTACCAATTTTTTCTTCAATTAATTTATCTCCTACCTTAATCTTTCCTTTAATTGCTTGATTGTCTGACTCGGAACTAAATAACTTAACAATGCAAGAAGAATAAAACTTAGTAGCCTGACCACCAGAAGGCTGCTGGCTAGTATACATAGCGTTAATATTATTGCGAGACTGGGAAATAAGAACAAGAAGAGTAGGCTTAACCTTGTTGTTAGCATAATTAAGCATTTTCCATGCGTTACTAAAGTCACGAGATTCTGCTCCAATCTGCTTTGTATTTTCCAAAGGCTTCATTTCGTCAGTATCTTTTTCAAAATAAATTGAAGGAAGCATTGACGTAATAGAGTCTACCACTATTAAATCAACTCCCGCATTCATTAAGCCAACTCCAACCTCAACCATATCACTAATAGTCCTTGCTTGTGAGTAGATTAATTTTGTTGGATCAACCCCCATTTGTTTAGCCCAGTCTTCTGAGTATGACATTTCTGAGTCAATCCATGCACACAGTTTTCCTTCTGCTTGTGCTAGAGCAATCATTTGAAGACACATAGAAGACTTTGCGGACGACTTTGAGCCCCAAACAAGGACCTGTCTACCATAGGGTAGTCCACCACCAAGAGCACGGTTTAAACCAAAACTTGGAGTTGGTTGATATTCAAAATTAATCCCAACACCACTACCAAGTCTTTTCCTTAATTTTGGATCTAGTTGTGCTAATGCTTCTTCTAAACTAACCGACATGTACATCCTCCAATGTTACTGTTCCGTCTTTTGTTTTTCCAAAATCAAACTTATAAGATTTTCCTTCTTCAATATGCATGTATGCCTTTGCAAACGATGTAGGAAAAACTGTAATAGAATGCAAGTCTCTACTTGTATCTGCAAGCGTTAGCGATGCCATCTTCTTGCCAGTCTTAGTAACTCTTGGTTTAAAAGATACCACAAACATTTCTTCTTCTGTATATGGCAACTGTTTATAACTTAAGAATTTTACCAAAGCGTTTGAAGATCCTTTTATCTCATCAGCAGGTATTGCAGATACAATCCTGTTATCATTTGCAAGCATAAGATAAGTACGACCTGTCTCAATAGTAGTTGCTTCCTCATCAAATATCCCAACACTGCCAGTTTTGTCCAAAACTTCAACTCGTGACCATCCTGTTCCTCGCTTAATTGATTTTACCATACCCATAAAAATGTATGATCCTTTTTCTTCAAAGTCAACAATGTCCTGAATAAATGCATAGTAGTGAGAAGGAATAGTAATATTAAACTCTGGAAGGTTTAAATACTCATACAGATTCTCTTTAATCTCTTGATCATTTCTAGGATTATCATTAAAAGTTGCAGCACCTACTACTCTTAGTGCTTGTAGTGCACGACTGTTTACTCCGTTGCCCTTGGTAAATGTAAACTCTTCAAGTTCTTTGTACGAATTAAATGGTCGTGCCGATATGTATCGGTCACCAATTTTGTCAGATATGAACTTGATAGCGCTGAGTCCAAACCGAATGCCTTTACCCTCAATTTTAAAATCAATATCCGAATCGTTAATGTGAGGTAACTTAACGCTAATCCCCATTCTTTTTGCTTCAATAAGGTATTCAGTTCTTGCATCTTTGTCCTTTTCATTTTTTAGCACTGAGTACATAAACTCAAGTGGATAATAATACTTTAGCCATGCTGTCCAGTAGGATAGCGTTGAGTATGCTACTGCGTGAGACTTGTTAAATGAGTACCCTGCGTGTGCCTCAAAGTCATGCCATAGATCACGAGCAAGGTTAGGTGAAATAAACTTTGATGCACCCTCTACAAATTTCTCTTTAAACTGATCAAATTCTTTAGCATCTTTTTTCTTTCCAATAATCTTTCTAACTTTATCTGCTTCCGACATGGACATCCCTCCAAGGTGTACGCATGCTTGCATAACTTGTTCCTGGTAAAGAATACATCCATAGGTGTCTTCCGTAAATTCTTTTAGTACTTGGTGAGTGTAAGATATATTTTGACGACCATGCTTGCGATCAACATAGTCTTTTCCAATAGTGTTCATTGCTCCTGGACGAACAAGAGCATTTGATGCTGCAAGTTCGTTTAGATTTTTAACGCCCATCTTAACAAGAAGGTTTGTGTATGGTGCTGCTTCACACTGAAACACTCCCTTTGTGTATCCATCTGATAACATCTGATAAACATTTGCATCATCCATCTTGATCTTAAGAAGATCAATCTTTTTGCCATCTCGCTCTTTGATTATGTCAATTGTATTCTTAAGGACAGACAAAGTTTTAAGACCCAAAGCATCAATCTTAATTAAACCAATTCTTTCAGCCTCTTCCATGTCAACACCAACCACAGGAATTCTTTCATCAGAGCCCGTGGATGATCTTGTTTCAAGTGGTGCATATCTAAAGATTGGTTCCTTGCTTGTTACTACACCTGCTGCGTGAATACCTGTACCACGAATGCGACCACGAAGTTGTTCTCCATAGACTTCTACTTCTGGATACTTTTGACGAAATTCATATGTTGATTTTGAACTACAGAAATCATCCCATGAGTCTACAGTTTTTAAAACTTTGTTAACATCTGATAGAGGAATATTCAATACTCGTGAAACGTCTCTAACAATTCCTTTGCCAGTAAACTCAAGGAAAGTGGCAATAGATGCAACATGTCTATACTGTCTAACAAGATAATCTTTAACTTCTTCACGACGAGTATCTTGAATATCTGTATCAATATCTGGGAAGTCATTTCTCTCTGGGTTAATAAAACGGAAGAACAAAAGATTATGTTCAATTGGATCAATGTCTGTAATCTTTAATGCATAACAAACAAGAGAGCCAGCAGAAGAACCTCTGCCTGGTCCAACCATAATCTCTTCTTTCTTAGCCCAGTTAATCATGTTGCTTACAACAAGAAAGTATGGAGCAAATTTTTTGTCCTTAATAATTTTTAACTCTTCTTGAAGTCTGTCAAGGTACTCTTGGTTTTCTGACAAACCTCTCTCTACCAAACCTTCAAGTGCAGCCTTTGCAAGTTCCTTGTCAGGACTCTTGTACTGTACTGGTAGTAAGTTTAATCCTTCTTGAATTCCATAGTCTCCTACTGTCTCTGCTAATAGGATTGTGTTTGAGTATATGTCAGGTCTATTTATCCCCTGCAATTCCATGGCTGCTTTGATCTCTTCGTATGAGAGCAGGTGAATATCAAACTTATTAAATGTAATCTGACGGTCTTCGCCATAAAGATAGTCAAGGCGTTCCATCATGTTGCCTTTTTTCTTTGACTTTTCATATGTTGCATCTTTTACAAACTTGCCGTGTGTGTTCATAAGTAACTTAAACTCTTGAACTTCTTTTTGTGAAGGATCAACATGGTGGCAGTCTGGTGTAACAACAACCTTGATTCCAAACTCATCTGCAAGTTCAATTAAATATTTGTTAATGTGTGATTCGTTGTGAGGCATGACTTCAATATAGTAATCATCCTCAAATCTTTCTTTAAACCATAGAATGTATTTCTTGGCAAGAGCAAACTCTTCTTCTTCAAGGGCTTTAACTAAAACGCTACTTGGGCAGGCAGAGGTTACAATAATTCCTTCTTTATACTTTTCAAGAATAGTAAAATCAAATCGTGGCTTCTTAAAGAAACCATCTGTCCAAGATAGTTCACTAATCTTGTT